TCTATCTTTTCTGCTTCTTGTTGCATGGTATTCTCCATGATTGTTTATGATAAAATTGCTTCTGGATCATCTATAGTTGCTAAAATCTCATCATCATTTAAAAGACGCATATCTCCGCCTTCTATATTAAAACGAGCTCCAGCATAACGACCAAAAATAACCCAATCACCTTTTTTGCACCAAGCTCCTTCAGGAAACTTATGCGGATCGCTATAAGCGTCTGGTCCGAGATCTACAACATAGCCAACAACAGTAGCTAATCTCTCTTTATCAAGAGTTTGTTTAGCTATATGTATGCCGCCCTTAGTTACAGAAGGTAATACAAAAGGTAATATTAAAATACGATACCCCGTAGGACGAGGTAACTTATCTGCATGTGATTCTAAATTTTCTGGTGTAATAGCGTCTTTTTCTTCCTGAACTTTAACTTCCGCAAGTTTACCATTACTTCCAAAATTATCTACTCTATCTGGAACAGTGTTAGTCATGTGCATCCTCCATATTGGAATGTAGGGTTTGAATTTCCTGTTCAACGAAACTCAAACCTGCGATTTCGCCAACTATCCTTTGGTATTGTTCAAAATCTTCAATACTTCCAGAAGCTAACGTTTGCGAGAGAGCTTCTTTTCTCTCTCGGATTTTACGAAGCAAATGCTCCGTTGCTACGATATAGTCCATTATTTAACTGATCTATACCAAAGAAGTCCTTTAGTCTGTCCATAAGCCGCTTTTACTTTTGCTTTTTCCGGCTTATCTAGGCAATACCCCGCTTCTACAGTTTTTGTTTTTGTAGTATCTTTCACACTAGGAAAACTAGGATCAGCCTTTGCTTTCTTAGGTGAAGGAGAAGGGTATTTTTTATTATTGTAATATTCTCGCATTATCTTTTTCTCCTATTCTGCAATCTTTTCTTTTTATAACCTGAAGCATATATGGCTTTAGCCTGTCTTGCTGCTCCACTTTTTTTCTTGTAAACCTTCCCTGATTTTCCCCACTTATAACCACCCTTTACTTTTCTAAGGGGCATTAATCTTTTTCTCGTGTTTCTTTAACAACTTTAACTAATTCTGTGTAATTCTTTTCCGCATCAGTTTTTGATTTCTGCTCTAATTCTTGTAACTCTATAGCGGCTTTTGTATCTTCTTTTCTAGCATCTGCTTCAATTTTTTCTCTCTTAACCTGAGCATCCATTTCAGCTTTAGTCATTGCTACTTGTGTATCCCTTACATCTGATTGTTCTTTTTGCATTAACTGTTCACGTTCTAATTGTAATTGCTGTTCGAACATTTCACGTTGTGGATCCGGTGTAGCCATCGCATTAGCTAGTGCTTGTTCTTGTCCTGTTATAGCTTGTGTCGCTTGTGCGGCGGCTATTGATATTTGACTTTCCACTTCAGGAGGTATTGGTTGTCCCGGAGGTGGAAGCTGTATTCCTTGTTGTGCTAACATAGCTTCAATTTCCACTCTGTATTTAAGCGCATTATGTTGTTGAACATGGGCTTGTAATGCAGCGACTGCAGCTGGATTTTGTGCAGTTTTAGGATTTTCTAAAAATGCAGTATGTGCTGCGATATGTGCTTCATGGTTCTGTTGTGGAAATGCTTGTAAAGGAGTTTGCATTAACGAATCCATGTTTTCTAAAACTGGATCTTTAGGTTGTGCTTCTTCCTCTGGTGGCAATATTGAATCTATGTCCTTTATATTTAAAGCTATATACATTTTACGATACGCTTCTCGTAAATCGTGTAATTCAGGAGCAGCTTGTGCCATTTGTAACTGTGTCTGCGCTAAAGTAATTCTTTGTGTCATACTAAAGATATTTGGATCACTAACAGGAAGAACATCTACGCTATTATCAAAATCTTCTTTAAATACGTTTTCTGAAGCACCTTGTACTTGATACGGGTATTCAGGCGGTAAAAACTCACCAAATACTCTTTTTAGTATCTTAAACTCACATCTTTGCGCATAATGTAGTCTTTTATGGATCGCGGACATAATACGTTGTCCTTTTTCCAATAATGCTACAGTTGTGCCTACGGGAGCTTCAGTGTTACCGTCTCCTGTTGGATTTTCGACTGTAGCCGCAAATTGTTTACCCGATTCAACTAAAGCACCTAATAAAGTGCTTAAAGTACCACTTGGCTCTTTATAAGGTAGCGGTAAAAATGCGTCTTGTAATCTTCCTCCGGGAGCATCAACATCTCTCCACTCTCCGGGCTGTAACGGATCACTATGCCGTTGAATATTTAGCCCTCTAGACTTAAATCCTGCAGGTAGGTTAGCAAGTGTACCTGCATCAATTAATTGACGTAAAATAGCCGTAACTGACTTAGTTAACCCGCCCATCATATGAATTAAGCCGAAACCATAGAATCCAAGTCCCGGAAGAAACTTGTAATGCGTGAAATATTCGATCTTTCTACGCATTGGGTCATCTTCTTTATAATTTGGACGAATTGCAAGAATTTCGTTATTATCTTTGCAAATAGTTACAATATAAGGCAATCCTAGTCCTGTTTCTTCCCCATTTTTACCAACATCCTTGTAACCTTCCAAATCTAAATCAACGTGCATCTCTAATAAAGTGAATTCTTCGTCACTAATTGTTCTAGTAAGTCCTTGAAGTTCATCAATTTTATCATCAACGTCAGTTCTTTCAACATTTGTTCCGGGAGAGCTCATTTCTACGTCTCTATAGAAACCAGAAAGCTGTAATTTACGCAATTCGTTCTCATTCATGTGAATTACGTGGGTAATTCGCGGTGAAGTGAGTAAATCTACTGCGTAATAAGGTACAACTAAGTGTTCTGACTTAACAAAACGTGCTGTAGCGCGTCCCAAAGCTGGATCGTAGTAAACTTTTTTAAATGCAGAGCCAGTTAACGGTAAATAAAACAAAAGTTGATCCATTTCGGAGTCATATTCTTCCATTTTATAAGTAATTTGGTAATTCATGAAGTTTTTAACGCGATTTGCCTTTTCTAACTTCGCATCGTCAGTCATTCCTAACACTTCGGTATCAACTGGACCCCCTGCAGGCAATAATTCCTTGTATGCTTGCGCTTGAAACTGAGTTACGGCTTCCGCAAGTATCGGATGGTGTACTCCAGACGCTCCTTCAAACGGTTGTGATCTGGATTCTGAATTTATTCCTAATAAATCCAGTCCTTTCACATAAGAATCAAACCAATCTTCCCTAGACTCTAAATCATCTTTATAAGAAGAAACTAATTCTGAGCTTATTGTGTTTAATTCTCTTTCGTCTAAATACTCTGCTAAGTTTTCACCAAACTTCGTAGAAGATTCATCAGGCATATCACTGCCTAAAATAACAGAACCATCAGGTTGTATAAAAACTTCCGTTTCTTCTGCTGGTTGTTGTGTGATTTCTAGTTCAATTTCTTCTTGCGAATCAGGAACTAACGATAAAGGTTGTTTTTCAATAGCCATAAGTGAACATCATAGTATTAATTTTATTAATAATAAACCCTTTGCTGATTAAAATAAATTTCGTCTTCATGATAATCTGTTGTTAATTGCAAAAAGCCCCCTTCTCTAAACCGTGCTAATGCTAAAGTCGTAGCATCAACTAAGTCGTCATTCTCACCATTGGGAAAGTCTGTAACCTCCTCCATTAACTCTTCTCCCCACCTATTCTCCGGAACCCAAACGCGCCCATCTTGGAATATTGGCGAGACTGAATTCAATCTTGCTATCTTATCTTGACCTTTTCCGGGAGAAAAAGTATTTACAGGAATACCTATTCTGCGTAATTCTTGTACTAGCGGAATCCCGCTGGCTTTCGCTTCAATAATCACGACATCGGGATTCCAATAACTATACAAACGTAACGCTTCGTTTTTAAGTTCGGGAAAATCAAACCGTTCTTTTATACAATCTATCAAAATTAAATGCGCTTCTCCGCCCGCATATAAGTCTTCACCTATTTGTCCTTCTGGGTAAAAAACTCCCCATGTTGTTATCGCGGTAAAGTCAGCTCTTTCACTTTTTAAGAACGCGGTATCGTAACTTTGTATGATATATTTACACTTGGGAGGTTTATCTTCGTCCCAGACCTTAAACCACTTCTTAGGAATAATCGAAATACCTTCACCTGTCGGTCTTTGCATGTATTGTGCCGCCCATTTAGACGGACTAACAGACGCTTTTATACTTTCAAGTTCTTCTAGTTTCCAAAAATTGCCCCAAAGTGGCTTACCACTAGGTAAAATTGCAGGAAATTCAATGACTTCCCACTGATCTGCGCCTTTATCCTGTGCCATTTTCTTAATTAAACGACCTGTTAAGTCTTTTTTAGACCAACGTGTCATTACAATAACGATTGCACCTCCCGGCTGTAACCGTTGTCGTGGTCCAGTCATGAACCATTCGTATGCTTCTTCCATCGATTTATCGGACATCGCATCTTGTTCTGAATGGGGATCGTCAATAATGAACAAATCCGCCCCCCGTCCAGCCAATGCACCACCTGTACCTGCCGCGTAGTATTCGCCCCCTTTGTTCGTTAACCATTTACCCGCAGAACGACTGTCCGCTTTTAGTTCAGTTTCAGGAAATAGTTCATGGTATTCTTCACCGTCAATCAAGTCACGAACTTTACGACCAAAGTTGATAGCTAAGTCAGCCGTATGGGTTGCTTCAATTATTTTTAGTTTAGGATTTTGCCCCAATAAGTATGCCGGAAACAAATGTGATGCAAATTCGCTCTTTGTATGTCGTGGCGGCATATTGATAATTAGACGTTTTAATTTACCACTAGCAATATCATCAAACGCTTTTGCCATTTTCTTGTGGTGATCACCTTCTATAAAGTCTTCCCATATAGATTTAACAAAATCTAAGAAGGTGCTAGTGGATTTTTCTTGGAACTCGCGTTTCTCTAATTCTTCTAGGAGAATTGTGAATTCTTTGGCTTCGGATTTATCTAGGTAATCTAATTCAATCTTGCGTAATGCGGCAAGACGATCTCGGTTAGTGGTCATTCAAATTTTTTAGACAGTTTATTGAGTAAATCTAATTGGCTTTTTGTTAAATCCTTCTGGGATTTTGTTAAATCTTCCCACATCTTACTTCGAGTAACTTTTTTTCCTGTTTCTGTCAAAGGAGGAGTCGCAGATTTTTTTATTAGCGATCCAACACCTTTTGCAAGATCTCTATTTGCTTTATACCCTTCTTCCATTATAGCTTGATAATTTGCTCTTGGGTTTCCTGCAAGATCAAAAACATCATCTCCGCCTTGATCTATTGCTTTTATAATCCCTGACTTTAATTTTGTTTTATAAAGCGGATCTGCTTCTAGTTTTGCTTGCGCTATTCTTCTTCTTGACGCTTCTTCAACTAAGTCTGCGTATTTAGGATCTTGTTCTCTAACTAATCTTAAAAGGTCATTTTCTTTTCTACCTATTTCCTTTTGAACACGGAATGCGGCATTTGTTGCTGGTGTACCGTCGTAAGGTTTATTTTTATTCTCTCTAACAACGACATCTTTTAAATCTTCTATTTCGTCTTGAATTTTTGCAGCTTGTTTATATCCTTGACTTCCGTACTTTAATCCTTTCATCCAAAACAACATTGGAAACATAGTTGCCGCTTCGAAAGCAAGACCACTTTTACTTAGCTCGCCTTCATCGGTCACTGGTAAAAAGAACTTGGCTATTGCGTCAAGTTTAGGTGTTTCAGGAATTGTAGATAAATCAGGATTAGGATCAAGCATACTGTAAGGATCAATCTCACCG